CACACATCACGCGAAGGGAAATGACCCTGTGTACGTCTCCAAGCATGACAAGCAAAGTCGTGATGACAATGTCAACTGGCGTGGTAAGGATAAACCCCCGCGACGCCAGCAGACGAAAGAGGAAGAAGAGCATGAGTACCGCCATAAGCACGTTTTCGCGCCCAAGGATTTCTACATGACAAAGAAGAAGGCTGAAAGATTCCTTCCCGAGCATGTGCGTCAGGGCCACGCGGTCATGACACCCCTGGTGAGCTACGAGCTTCGCTGTGTTCATCGCTCCTCTCCCGATCCTCTCGTGCCCTTCAAACTCGACTCCTACGTGAATATCACATGTTTCGCCGATCGACTGTGTCCCCCTAGGCACGGCTTCAGCGGTTTCAAGCACGTTTTCATTAAGGTGAATGGGGTGGAATATCCCCTAGACATGAAGTGCACTGTCTTCAAGACTACTCCTGACCTCACCATGACCATGAAGCCCGTTGGGTGCAAGATCAAGAGCAATAAGGCTCACTTTCGCGCCCCTATCAAGGACGAGCTTCTTGTCCTGAACTTCATTGGTCGCACTGGCCCGCAGCAATGTGTTGGCAAGTGTGGTGAGACTCGCAACTTCGGCAAGAACGGAGAGATCGTTCTTACGGAGTTTGATGGCAGTTCCCTGTCCGGCGCCTGTGGCGCATTCTACAAGGCAGCATCTGATGGTGCTGTGGTGGGCGTCCACGGTGTTGGCAATTCTTCTGGATCTGTCAAACCTATGTTTTACCCTCTGAGTGTTGGTTTTGGTGAGGAGCTGAGCAAGATTGCACAGCAAACTCCCAGCACCGACCTGGTCGAAGATGTGAATTATCATGACCAGTTGGTTGAGTCCCTGAATTTTGACTACGTGGCTAAGAAGCCTAAGTCCGGCTCTACCATGACTCTTGAGGAAGCGATCAAGGTGAATTTGTGTGAGACGTTCATCGCTAGTGGTGATGACCTCGCCCTTCTCAATGATTGTCTCTCTCCTGCAGTGAAGGCGAAACTTGTGAAGAATCGATTCCCCGGTGCAGGTATAACGCC